GAATATATCTGCAGAGAATGTAGAATTAAGAACAGCTGCTATGACTCCTAAAGCTGCTAGTAATATTAATTCTCTGCAAGATAATTCACAAGTTAACCAAGGTGGTGATACTTATAACGTAGTGTCACAAAAGCCTAATAGAAGTAGAGAAGGCGCCGCTAGTAGATAAAAAAAGGGAGACCGAAGTCTCCCCAAAACGTTATGTTTATCTACACTTCCCGTGTAGACCACACTTCTTTTTATTAGCTTTCCTTAGCCAACTTAGCAAAGTAGGATAAAGTATCATCTTCATCATCACTTGAGGCTGATGATTCCATGACAGGAGCAGCTGTTGCCGTCTGTGCCATTGGAGTTTCATTAACCACATTCATTGCTGGCATATCCATGGATGGAGCACCGGCATCAACACCTAGAACCTTATTCATTTTAGCTTTAAGTTCATCATAAGTTTTGTAGTTCTCAGGCTTGAGGAAATCTTGTAGAGAATACAGTTTACCGTATACCTCTTCTAATCGTTCTTCATCACCATCATATAAGGGAGACTGCTTAGCAAACTCTGACTTATCATAGTTCACCCATCCCTCTACTTTACGGATCTTAATTTTAAACTCGGCACCTTCCCAGAAGTCGTAAGGATTGATAGGAGTCTCGTCTTCAAATGCAGGCTGCATTGATTCCATAATCTTATCAAAGATTTTCTTACCGAACTTATAAAGGAATACTTTACCTTCATTTGCTGGATTACTAGGGTCAGAAACAACGAGGATATTACTTACATAGTGTAACCTACGCTTTCGGTCTCTAGCAATGTTCTTATCTTCATCACGTCCAGAGTTCCAAAGTAAACCATTAGATTCACTTACAGGATCATCTTGACCGATAGAAGTTAAGGAGTTTTCAATATACCATAGACCAGTAGGACCTTTAAATCCGTGATCCCAATATCGTACCCAAGGAAGGTCTTCGCCTTCTTGACAGGGCAATAATCGGATTACGGCATAACCGTTTCCTGCTTTATCTCTGGTAGGTTTCCAGAATCTGTCATCACCGTAAGATGATTTGGAATCTGTTTTAGTAGATACTGCTTCTGCAGCTTTTACGAGTTTGTCGATTGACGAGCCTCGTGAGCTCTTTAGGTTTGCAAATGACATTTACTTTTCTCCGTATGTGCATTGTATTACGGCATTATTGCCGTTTCTATTGTATTTCACTTTATTCATAATTATAAGTATATTATACATCAAACAAACACATTTGTCAACAACTTCATGCATTTATCTCTGTTATAATTTACAAATGGGGTATACTTTTCAATCTTCCGTTTAGTATCAGGCCACACTATGGTGTCTGTTATCTTCACAGATTCTTTTCCAATAAACCCAAATATGGAATTCAGAATAACAACAGTCTCTAAACTAATGTCTTCCTGCATCCACAACTTAATGACCAAGGGTAGTTGTCCGTCTTCACTCTTAAAGTTCTGATCAAACATTAAACCCTGTTCATTAATTATATTTATATCAATTGAAAACACACGATGTATTGATTCCTGTATTCTCTTATGATCTAAATAATTCTTTTGCCCTTCTTCATTAATCATATCACCTACATACCCAACTCCATTTTTGAAGTTGGATACAAAGTATGTTAACAAATCCTTCTCATAGTTCTTTGCCACTTTAGCAAAGAAGTACTTATCCCTTCTCTTAAAAAAGGATTGAGCAGACACATTTGATTTATAATTATATTTGATTGCGTCGTACCCATCAGTTTCAAAGTGAAGCTTGAGTGCGTTATATAACTTATAAGAATCAAAAGGGTCTATCATTACGCCATTACACTCTCGTATAACGCCTCAACATCTTCTACCGCGCCTACTACTTCTAGCAAGTTTTGTTTGTGGTAGATATCTGCCATCTTTTTAAGATGCTTCTTATCAACTTCAACATCTTCTGCACAAGAATTAATGGCTTCTTTAATGAAGTCACGCTGTGCTTCCATTAGGGTTTTTGCATTACTGATCTCAATAACACAATCCTTGATGCGCTTCTTGTCTTCGGGAGATGAAGGTATAATCACATTACTCATAATATTTTCCTATATTGGTAGTTTATTAGTTTGCTTAACTCTAAGCAAGTTTAAATCGGTAGCTTCTGCCTCGATTTTTTGTTTAAGGGAGTCAGATAAAAGTCTGTTTAAACTTTTAAAATCCATCCCTCGTTCTTCTATGATGTAAGCAGCTGCCTCTATATAAGACAGATCCCTACTCTTTGCAACAAGTCCTTCTACCGCAGTAGAGAACCTCTTCCTCGTCATAATCTTTTGTTCAATCATATATTCCTTATATTACCCTAAGTAGTACACAGTCTTTATTGATCCGACCGTTTGGCACACTTATCTTAGTGGTGAGTTTATCCCAGACTCTCTTGTCCATCTGTTTGGGGGTGAGTTTTAATACTTCTGGTAATACATCCTGAGGCTTTCGTAACCTAGATGTTTTGGATAGGTTATCATCAAAGTTCTTAATGGTACTACCACTTATCTCAAAGCCCTTAGTAGACGTAGTTACATACTGTGTCAACACCTTCTGTTTAGTGTTGTAGACCCATAAAATCTCTTTAGTCGGTATCAGTACTGGGTTAATAGAAGTGACTTTGGACTCGATGTGTTCCTGCAAGTACTGTAACTTAGCAACTTGGGCATCCGTTGATTTAGGTTTCTTAGCTCTAGGTATCTTAACAGCTTTGAAACTGGTCTTTAACTTCTCTAAGTCGGCAAATATAACATCCATTAGGTTCAGCATCTTCTTCTGTCGTCTTGGTGAGATATGAGAATATGCTTCAACAGCTTGTTCACACGTCTTGTTATAAGAATCGGACACTAAGTCATATTCAAATTGAACCTTGGCTTTGAATGCATTCACTACGTTACTTTTAAGACCATGCTTTTTCCATAGGTCATACACATTAAACTCTGGTTTAAAGTTACCTTCCATCCAAGCATTAATTACAACATCATCCCAGTCAGCATGAATTGTCTCCATCATATTATTGTAGGATCTTTGCGCCGGACTGATGATAGCTGGAGCAGTTGCTGCTACTTCTTTCTTCTCTACAGTTACTTCTCTACCCTTAATGACCATTGCATTTAAATGTTTAGAAACTCTTTCTAGGTAGACATCTTCATGATTCCAACCACGGTAGTGTAATCGGGTCATGGCACCTACACCATAGTTTAGTTCCCAATCACTTACTGCCTTGAGAGCACTGATCTGTTCTTTATCAAAGTTCAATGCTTCTTTGGCATACTTTAAAGTAGTCGCGCTATAGTCTTTTGGTTTTGAATAGTAATTGTACCATTGAGCGCCTTGTGCCCAAGCTGATTTACGAGCACCTTCCTCGGTTGGTGGTGGTGTATTTTCATCCCACCACGGCTCAGGGCCCATATATTTGTCATCAATCGTGACTCTGTTTTTGCGACCTTTTACTCGGGCCTTCTCTAATGTTTTACTTACCATACTTTACTCCTAATGTGTATATGTGTATATTATAACACATTTTTGTTGATGTGTCAACCCCCTGACGACATTCTGATAAGGAGTAGAACTGCGTCATCAGAGGGTTGACAAAACTTATTGGGTGTATTCTTTAATACCCTTTATGAAATTCTCTGCGGCATTCTCGGCATAAAGTTCTGTCTTATCTTCATACCATTCAATGCCGAGATAGTCGTCTCCGATATAGAATTTACAACCGAAGCTGTTATCCTCAAGGCCTGATGTTCGTACCACCGTGGCCTTTCTACCTTCACGGCCTTGATATGTTACCCGTTCCATATAATTAGTTTTCATGTGTTGTCCCCATCTCGGTATTTAATATCTGATTTGTCAAATGTCTTTCTTGTTTTTTTAAAACACCTAGACCAAAGTCCATCTGGTTCCCACATCATGGGAAGGCCTTTGCCTTGATGTTTCTCTTCTTGTATGTGTTGACCAATATAAACAAATAAAAACATAAGGATTATAAAGGCCGCACCGGCGAATAGTTGTAATATATGCATTAACATATTAGTGTCTCCACATCTTTAGCTATAAGAGCAATTCTTTTCTCTCTCCAAA